GATCCACACAACAATTTTGAATTCGTTCCACCGGGACGATGACAACATTGGATGTTGGCACCCTTCAGCCTTTCGAAAGATCTACTAGGCAGGTCCCATCAGGGCGACGAATGAACTGAGAATCTGCTAAAGCCGTATAAACCAGAAGACCCCATTTCGGGTCACCTCGGTTTACCAACGTGCTTTAGTCACCTAATCTCAGATGACACTACTCACCTTTGGTATAGATGTTATTAGAGCTTCCCTTACAAACGGGATCCCAGCAAGCTAGGAACGTTCTCTGCAATTTCGATTCTCGCAGGCCCGCATTCGTATTACCGGATTCTCCACGTCGGAATAGTGTTTTCACACTATTCTTTCCAGAGGTTCTTATCGGTCGGTTCTCCACCGCCGTAGCCTTGTCCCCTAGGGGTCACAGACTGTAATACGCGTGATCGAGAAACTCTCTAAAGAGTTATTGGTCTCTCGAGACGATCCCAATCAGGGATCTCCTCAGAATAGCAGATACTGAGCAATCCTATCTTTTACCTAAATACTTAGCGACCAGAGCTTTCGCTCTTTCGTCAATAGGTATTTTCGTAACCGCTGACGCTCGCGCAAACAGTTTATTCTGTTGCGTAACATCATTGATTACCAATGTGTAAAGATGCCATAATTGTTCGTTGACATGATGTCCGTGCGATTTGGGTATTGAAGCAAGTCGTCGATCCATTACTGGATTGATATCCATAAGCTCTGTTAAGAGCTTTAGGATTCTTACGGCAGCTTTAAATCCCTCAAGCACGCTTTCCTGACTAGGCTTGAAAGCCTTTAATTCAAGTTTCAACTCTTTTAAAAGTCTGCTTCGTCTAGACAAGGACTCCTGAAGCATTAAGCTAAGGAGTTCTTCCATAGGATCCCTAAAGGATGCTATGAGGTCCCTGAAGCCCATAAGGACTTCAATAGGAACATCTAGATTGATCATAGGAATGATAGATTTTGGCTTTGCGCCCTCCAAGTTCGGAAACTTAACTAGTCCCGTGAAAACCAATGGTTTCTGCGGGTCCGTTAAATTCCCAGCAAAGACTCCATTTCTGAAGTCTGTTGCTTGCTGAACAAGGTAAGCGTTAAGTAAACGATCCGAAAGGATCGAAACAAAACCTGTCATTTCTTGGGCAACTAGCCCATTAAGATCAATTCGCACTTTCTCTATTTTATATAGATGGAATGCCACGAGCGACTTTAGAGCGAGAAGGAACAAGAATAGGATTTCTTTCGCAGATTCCTCACTCTTAAGGATAGGATTACCCTTAAGAAGTAAGGCCCCAATTTCCTGTTCTGTTACAGGACTGTTGGCTTCCAACTTTGGAAGCATTGAGGCGAATAGTATACTTCGCACTCGGGCGTTGAGTTGCCCGACGTGTTTGCCTAAACCACCAAGCACCCTATAACCATAACCTAAGCTTCTAAGAAGTTCAGGAACGGTCATTGAATACTTTTGCATATATGCAATAGCTCCAGATAATGTCAAGTTAGCAGCAATAAATTCTTGTACAGGAATTGGACTTACGTCCACTCCCTTAAAGAAAGTTCTTTTACAGAACTCCAGTCCTCCTCCCATTGGAGAAAGGATTGATTTATTCTGGTTAACCGGCATACCTAGAGCAGAGAGGATTAGTAAGTAACTATCCTTTACCTGCGTATTACCGATGACGACATCGTCACCGACAATTGCATAGTCATGAAACCATACTCCCAGGGGAACTACCCCTGAGTGCCATGCGGCAACTTGCACTAAAAAGTGATGAGTTATGGCCAATGATGACCATGAACTGAGAGCACCCATTGGTTGTCCGACTTTATATCGGATAACGCCGTTAACTCGATATTTCTTCGAGCTATAGGCATAACCTCGGTTTACCAGCAGGTTACCCCAAAGATCACCTAACATTTCCATCTTATCTTTAAATAAGGCGGTCATTAGGCTTCTTTGTAGGAAAAGCGGTAGTCGATCTGTGGCAGCTGTGAGGTCTAACGACCACAACGCTGAAAGTCCATGCAATCGAGACAAAGGTCTCAATTGGTCATGGGTTCCATCTTGGGGTATTCGTCTCAATAGAGCGAATACAGCATCATGCATGGGCTTTAAAGCCCAATGATCCCAAGCAGTCACCATAGCGAATACTCTTACTTTTCCAGCGGGTTCCTCTTTAAAACCAAGTTTACCAATGCTTCTTGGCGTTAGCGAAGGAAGTTTTAATGGAATTTGCGTCAAAGCAAGCTGTGTAAATAGTTGAACTAGTTTACCAGTTAGTATGTGATGACCTCGCCCTAGCCAAGCCATTAGGCTGGCCAGGGTATCACCGTGTCCCGCGAGATATAAAGCTCTTGCTTGTGTTAACAACACTGTAGGTTTAGTAGAAACGGAATGGGAACCAGTTTCCCC